TGGCACGTCTAAACCATCGCCGACCTATGAAAGTTGGAAGGCGATGTGGGCGCGCGTCACCAACCCGAACAACGCCAGTTGGGAACACTACGGTGGGAAAGGCATCACAGCTTACGAGGGCTGGCGCGACTTCGAAGCCTTTCTGGCCCACCACGGCGAGCGGCCGCCTGGAACGACGCTTGATCGTTTCCCCGACAAAACGGGGAATTATGTTCCAGGCAACACGAGATGGGCAACGCCGCAGCAGCAGAGAGACAACCAGAATGAGCCGGTGCGGAAGAGACAGCCAGAGGACTTGGCCGGTCAGAAGTTCGGCCGCCTTACGGCTATTCGCCTGTCGCATGTAACGAAGGGACACGCCTATTTCCTGTGCCTCTGCGACTGCGGAAGCGAGAAAGTCGCTCCCAGCCACAATTTGAAAAGAGGCCGCGTCGCAAGCTGCGGATGTTTGGGACGCGGCCGTCACGCTATTTCTTGATGCCGTTGAATAACACGTGGCCGAGTGGGTTACGCATTTCCAAACCCCATTCAGTGACGATCATGCGGGTTTCCGCGTCGCCAACTCGGGCCATCAAGAATTGCCTGAAGGCGCGGAAGAATGCGACAGCCGCATAGTCGGGATCGATAAGTAACCCTACATCGACCGGCAACCAACGTGAGGGGGCAACCTTCACTCTACCAAAGTCAGTTGCAATAACGTCGATGGTCGAAACCACCTCTGTCTTCCCGACAAGAACCTGAGTAGTTGATCTGCCAACAAAAGTACTGATGGTCCTCTTCGGCCCTGGCGGGACGATCCACAACGATGGCGAGCCGCCGTTGGTGTAGGCGAGCTGCATCGCATCGCCGAGCATGGCCTCGGTGATCGACACTTGCGAGCCGCCAGCAACCGCCGCGAAGGCGTCAGTGGCGAGGGTCGGCAAGCCGGTGGTGACGGTGCCTGGCGCGACGGCGGCGGCGACGTTCGAGTTCTTGTCGACCGCGCGCCCGAGCCAGTGGGCGAAGCCTTCGGTGGTCCTGGCGGTGGTGTCGTTGCCGTCGTTGCGCGCCTGGCGCGAGCATAAGATGCTCTCCATGTCGCTCTTGAGGACCTTCGCCGCGAGAGCCATTTGGTGAGCCATCTCCGACCCTTTGCCGGCGGCGTCGCTCTCCTCCTGCGAGCCAGAGACGGTCGCGTCGCGCTCGCTGATTTGGGTCGTATTGTTGCGGCGGATCGTCGGCTGGGCGGCGGCGTTCGAGAGCTGGAAGCCTTCGAACTGGGCATTGCTCAGGTTGACGAGCGGCAAGAACTCGGTTTGCCAGTCGAAGATACGGTTCTTAACGTTGCGGCGGCGGATCGCCGACATGACCGGCGTGTCGAAGGGGTCTATATTGTATATAGCGTTACTGAGGTCTTCTCGGTTTGCTTGTGCATTATACGAAGTAAATGCGTTAGTTACCTTGGCCACGGTAGTCATCCTTTCGGGCGTGAGAGGTCAATACCGGCATATGGCCGGTCTATTGGCTCTAGCCCGAAGGTCTAGACTATGCGCTCTAGTCCGAAGACTAGACGAGGCTCCGGTTGGCCCGGACTTATCTTGGACGCAGAAACTGCGCCATCACCGCCGCAGCGTCATCGACGCGGCCGGTGGCTGCGAGGCGTTTCTGGGCGTCGTTCATCGAGCGCGCGGCGCCGTTGCCGACGCGCGGGGCCGAACCCGGCTGGAGCGCGCCGCCGCGCTCTGGCTGCACCGGGAAGGGTTTGTTCGCGACCATGCGGTCGTACTTGGCCGCTTTCAGCAGGATCGACAGCATGCGCTCGTCGTAGGTGGTCGAGATTTCATCCTCGCTGAAGCCGTGGCTGGCGGCGGTGCGGCGCATGCCGCTGATGGCGTGGTCGACCTCGGTCTGGTTGGCGAGCTTGTTCTTGCTCCTGAACTTGTCGAACTCGGCCTGCGCGTAGGAGGCGGTGCGCTGGGCGGTCGCCTGGTAGGCCTCCGCTTGAGCCTGCGCGCGGCGCTGGCGGATGGCGTTGAGGGTGCCGTAGACCGCCTTGAAATTGGTTTCGAGCTGGTGGGCTGCGGCCGGGTTTTCCTTGTAGAGCTGCTCCCAGTTCGGCTCCCTGGGGATGAGGGCGGCGAACTCCTGCTCCTGGTTGGCGCAGAGCTGGATGTAGGCCTGGCGCGCGGCCTCGGCCTCGGCGCCGCGCTGGTCGATGGTCTTGGCGACGTCGACCATCTGCCGCATGCGGGTGTTGAACGTCTCTTCGCGGGTGTAACCCTTGAGCGCCTCGTTGAGGCTGACCTCGCGCTCCTCGCCGTCTACCTGAATTTTGTACCGGGGAGAGGTGTCCTCCTCTTCGGCGGCCTCCTTGTCGGGCTTTGGGGCGTCTGGATCGGCGTCGGGGTCTTCGTCCTGGCCGATGATGCGCTCTGGGGGTTGCTCTGGGTCGTCCTTGTCACTGGGCTGGGCGCGGCGAGCGGGCCGCGCGTCGGCGTCCCCATCTTCTGACCGGCCATCGGCGACCTTCCGTTCCTGTTCGAGCAGGCGCTGGTCAGGGCCGGCGTCGCCTTCGCCCTCGACTTCGCGGGGGGCGAAGATCGGCTCTGGCTTGCTGGAGGTGGAGACGAACCGCCCAGACTGGTCGCGCTGGCGCGTGGCCTGGGGGATTTCCTGCGCGAACGCCTCGCGCGCCTCGTCAAGGCCCTCAGGCATTGCGGGCGCTCCGCTGCGCGTCGGCGCGGTAGTTGGCGAGGAGCGAGGCGAGGGCGACGGGGATGAGGGTCAGCGCCCTCAGGCGCGCGGCGAGTTCCGCCTGCAGGGGGCCGTCATGGGGTTGGCCCATGAGTTCCTCTGTCCACTGGTCGTAGAGCTGACGGTAGACGAAGCCGAAGGCCTTGTCGGCAAGCAACGCCTTAGCGGCGTCGGCGAGCTCCCGCCGCTCGCTTAGGTTCTCTATCCTGCCGGTAGGGCCAAGGGCCGACATGTCTGATCATCATGTCATCATACAAGAGCCCTGAGGGACGAATACTGCGATTTCAGCCTCGCGTCTAGCCGCCGCTGTCCGGGGCAGGCTTGGGCGCGGTCGCCTGGGCCATGTCGACCACCACCTGGGCCATGTCGACCTGGTGGTCGAGGGCGAGCTGCGCCTCCTGAACGCGGATTTTGTCCGCCTCGTAGGCCTGCTGCTGGGCGAGCTTGTCGCGCCGGAAGGCCTCGTCGAGGGCCTGCTTCTGGGCGTCGAGCTGCTGCGCGCCCATGTCCTTGGCGGTCTGGCTCTTGACCCGCTCGTAATTGGCTTTTGCCGCGATCGTCATCGCGTCGGGCTCTTTCGGCGCCGTCTGCATCGCCTGCAGGACTTGCGGGCTGGGCGTCTTGAAGTAGCGTTCGGGGTTTTTTATGTTGGCGATCGCGAGCATGTCCTTGATGGTGGCGAGCATCTCGGGGATGCCGACGACCGGGTTCGACGGCCCGAACTGCTGGAAGATCGCCGCCTGGTCGTTCTTGATCTGCTGCAGCGTCATCATTCTCACGGTGTCGCTGCCCTTGCCGAGCGTCGGGTTGACCTCGACCGACATGTCGGCGTCGAACATCGAGGTCTGGTAGGTTGTCCATTCGCCGTTGATCCTGAGCGTGCGCGCCTGGTTCTCGTTCTCGACGATCTCATTGAACAGGCCGTGGAAAAGGTCGCGATAGCCGGTTTCGGCCAGGACGCGCGCCACCAGTTCGGTGCGCTCCTGCTGGCCGTTGATGATCGCCTCGACGCCGATCTGGGTCGAGGACTGCAATTGCTTCGGGTCGAGGCCGCGCGCGGCGTCGGAGAGGCCGGTGCGACGTTGCTGGACCTCGTCGAGGTATTGCAAAATCGGCAGAGCCTGCTGACCGACGAAGGGCGTCGTCGCCCACTGCACGGCGTTCGCGGGGTCGCCGCGGGTCCTGATCACTGCGCCCAGGTCGTCGTTGAGGGCGTCGTCGAGGTTGGTCACCAGCTCGTTGACCACCGTCTTCGGGTTGATGCTCTCGGCGAGGCTGTCGAGGACGCCGCGCGTCATGTTGGTCTTGATGCGTTGGATGTCGATCGTGAGGTCGGCGATGCTGTCGCCGACCAGGGTGTGGGCGATCGGGTCGCAGGAGAACAATGCGAATTTTATTCTGTTCGCCGGCTGGTCGCTGACGATCGCGTGGGCCTCGCCCATGGTGCAGACGTAGCGCAGCTCCGCGACGCCGTCGCCGTCGCTGTCGACGCGGACATACCACTCGCCATACATCACGCCGTCGCCGACGCGGGTCGACATGCCCCGCCCAGGATTGCGGATCATGCTCTCCATGGTGAAGTTGTGGACGTCCTGGGTCTGGAGGTAATTGGCGCAGAGGTCGCGCGGGTAGCCCATGGCGGTCAGTTCGTCGATCGAGACGATGCGCTCATGGCCGACGATGCGCGACTTGGCGAAGGTCCTGGCGTAGCGGTCGAGGCGCATCTCTTCCGGCGGCACGCCCTCGACGCGGGTGATCGGCTTGTTGACCGTGCCTTCGATGGTGACGTCGAGGCCGCCGTTCTCGTTCTGCTGCAGCGAGCCAGGCACGACGGTTGCGCCTGGCTCTTCGCCGAGCAGCATCTGCAGCTGTTCCATGCTGATGTTGACGAACTGCTTGCGCTTGATCTCCTTGGTGTTGTCGGTCCACCACTTGACGAAGCCGGTCTTGACGGTGAGCGCGTCCTTGAACGCGCCGTAGAGGGTGAGAAAACCCGCGTTGTCCTGCCAAAAAACATAGTTGACGTAGTTGGTCGCCTGTTCAGCCATCTGCTCGTCTTGTGGGCTACGCGGCACGAGGCTGATCACGTTCTCGGACGCGGCGAAGATGCGCACCAGCGAGGGCAGCATCATCAGGATGGCGTCGCGGACGTCGGTCGAGATGAACGAGCTTTTCGACGGGCCTTCGCTGGGGCCGAGGATTTCCTCGTAAGTGGCGCTTGGGTCCTCGACGATTAGGGTGTCGCTGTAGCCGCTCTTGGTTAATGACGGAGAAAGTCCGTAATAGTATTTCTGCGCCTCGTCGCGCTTTGGCGCCAGCACGCTATTTTCATAGTCGCGCGCGTCGGTGATCATCGCGTGGATGAATTGCTTGTAGGTAGCGGGATCGCCGGGATCGTATGACTGCGGCGTCTCGCCGTCTTTGAAGGTGAAGAGGCGCTCGATGGCCACGGTCCAACTCGCTCCAAGGAAGACCAACCAGCGGAGAGCTGGTCCCTTGGAGCCGACCG